CGCTTGTTGATGGTGTCTGTGTTCCTGATGCTGGGACTAGTGCTGGCTCTCTTCGTGCTAACTCTAATGTTGGCGGTTGTCTTGGCATTTTCATCTCTAAATCAGATGATGATGGCTGCGGCCTTCCTGCTGCTGGTCGTGGCATTATTTGGCCTCGTGTCAATCCTGCGCTTGCTAAAAATGGATTGTATGTTCCGGCATCTGCTGGTATTCTTGATGGTGGTGCTGGCTCTGGTAATACAAATTGTGATGCCGGTGGCCTACCTGCTGCTGGCCTTCCTGCTGGCCTTCTCACTGGTTGTGCAACTGGCAACTCCGCTGCTGGTGCCGCCGCTGGTGGCCTTCTTGGTCGTGCTGCTCGTGCTGCTCTTATATCATCTCTTATTTCTTCCATAAAATTCTTTTCTCCTGCTAATTTACTCATTGCAACATTAAAAAGTGCATCTCGTGCAATTTCTGCGCTACCTTCTATAATAGGCATTAAATGATTTCTAAAAAATCCTTTCTTAGGATCAAAATATCGGCCTCCTCTGCGTGTTCTAGATGATACTGCTTTTTCTCGTGCTGCTCGTGGTTTTTCAATAACTCGCGATGGTGTTGTTGTCGTTTCATCATCATCCGCATCAAATGGACTTTTATACTCATAACCTGGACTCAATCTTTCGGCCATATACTCTGGTGCGCTTCCTATAAATTTACCTATGGCGCTACCTACAACAGGGATTGGGACAGCAAGCTCTGCAAATGGTGCTAATAGATTTTTAGAAAACCATATTAAAGCATTTCCTATATCATCATTGAAACCTCTACCTAATTTTTTATGATTTTTCAAAATGTATTCATCTAATGTTATTAAATCATCTTGTGGCCTTCCATGTTTTATTGTTTTTCTTGTGTATCCTCTTCCTTTTATTTTTTTCAATAATTTTATATCACTCTCTTCTGCTTTACCTAAAAGCTTCTCATAAAGATACGTAAATCCTTTTTCTGCATTTGTAATAAGAAATTCTAAAGCGGATGTTCCTAAGCTTTCAACTATAGGCATTAAAGCCTCTACAATCATTCTTGCATCCTTACTATCTCTCGCAAATAAAGATACAACACTCCGCAATAATACAGGTAAAACACTTTTAGTGGTAAATTTCTTTATCATATCTAAAAAGCCGGCTCCTAATTTATCACGATTCATATACAATACTTTTCCTACTCTAAATCCTCCCATTTTCTTAAAATCACTAATAGGCCTCTTTCTCCATTGGTGATAATCACAAATACCGTGTTTTCTACATTCAGGTGTCCATCCTACCGGCAAATTATATGGTTTTCCTACAGGTCTATATCCATGCATTGCTCTCCCTCTGCTTGTAAATGGATATGGTTGAATATAGGCCATTCCATCCTCTGGTATATCTTCAAGTGGTGGCATATCTTCCGGACATATTCCTGTTTCTGGACACATCGGATTAGGCAACATCTTCCTGCCTCCTAATTTGTCAGTTTCAAAAGCTGATAGCATTATTATATATATATAATAATGTTATATAATATTTTTTACAATTTTAAAAGTAAATCATTAATTTGTTTTAATAAATCTCTTATTTCTTCTCTTGTATCAATTATATGTGTTTTTTCTGAAACTGTAAATAATTCTATTTTCTTATTTTGTTTATTTACATTTTTTTTATGTAAATTTGTATCGTTATGCTGTGTGATATTTATAACATTAGCATCACAAATATTACAATATTTTTTATTCATTATAGATATAATATATATGTATAAAATTATTTTTTGATTTAATATGTTTGAACTGAACCTATTTTAAAAATAGTTAAATTTGCATATCTAAATTGGACAGGTGCAACTAATGTGGCCGCTCTTAGTGATATATTCTGTGGTGCATTACTTCCTTGAATTACAAAACTTTTAATGGTTTGTTTAACACTTGAGACGGTTGTTGTTGGGTTTGCATAAGCAACGTCAAAACCTTTAGAGATACCATCTACGAGTAATTCAACTGTGGCCTGACATCCACCTGTTGCCGGTAAATCACAACTTATTTCAGCCTGAACGACATAAACACCTTTAGTGCTCAAGCTAAAAACTGTTTTATTAGCATTGAAAGTTATACCTAAAGTTGCGGATGCCATAGAATCAGTATAAGATATCAACTGATTAGTGTCAGCAGGGACAGTTTGAGCGCTTGAAACGGTTGAGAAGACAGCATATGAATCTTGACGTTCAAAAAATTGGTCAGCAAATACATTATAGTTATTGCCATTTGTGATAAGATTACGAGTATCCATTTTTTATTATATATAATTATAATCTATATAATAATTTTTATAATCTATAATATCTGATAATATTATATATATATGGCTGAACCAGTTGATAAGGAGTTATATGAACGTATAAAACAAATGGCAAATAAAGTATTTAAATCACCTACCGGCATATATAGAAGTGCATATATATCTAAAATGTATGTAAATGCAGGCGGCGAATATACTTCTAAAAAGAAAAATTCTAAATTTGATAAGTGGATTTCTGAGGTATGGCTTGATTTAAATAATCCTATCAAACAAGGCAATAAAATCATAGGATATCATAAATGCGGCAGTAAGAATACACAAAATAATTTATATCCTTTGTGTCGTCCATCTGTTAGAATAGATAAAGATACTCCCATGATATATCAAGATATTGATAAAGAAACTATCAAGAAAGTCAATAAACAAAAGCAAATTATAAAGAATAAAGGCAATATCCGATTTTAAGCAAAGAATAAATTATATCTAACATCATTAAAACCGATGGCAATTACATCAAATGAATACGTGTTTATGTTGCTAGCCGTATTTAGAGCAATTGATTGCACAAGCGCTGATGTGTATCCGGGACTGGTATCGCCTGTAGGACTGGCAACGAATTTTGTAAATGGTATTGAGAATAATGATGTTGGTTCGACATCAACTGGATTTGATTTGAATCGACTTTGAAGAGGATAAACCTCTTGTCCTTTACCTGTATTACTAGCTGCTGTGCTTGCTGGTATTGCATCACTAGCATATATTTTATATGTGTTTCCTAATTGAGAAATTACACCACTAGCACTATTAGCGTAATTCCACCTAGTTTTAAAATTTGGTGGGTCTGGTATTGTGTTTTGACTTTGTATTTGAAACCACATATAGCCCTCTTGTGAAATATTTGATGAAGTATTAAGCCTAACAATTGCATATACTGAGAGTAAATCTTGAAATTTTAAATTTGCGGTTAGAAAGTCAAATGGCAACGTCCAGTTAATTTTTTGAGTTCCGACACTTAGTTTTTGAAAGCTCCACGAATTATCAGCCCCTGCTGTAGGTGCTTCACTGCCACCAGCCCATATTGCTTGTTCTGCAGGTGTTAAATTAGACCATACAATATCATATGTTTTTGATACATCAGGCACTATTTGATTTATATTAAGAGCCCTAAGCATACCTTCACTGAGTCCGCCGCCACCAGGTGTAATTTCAATATCATTAACATATAATTTTTTAGATTGTCCCATTGCACCTATTTTAACATCTGAATCAAAAGTGTATTCAGATGCCAGTTTCCATTGTGTTCTTGTATTAAGTTCATTTCTACAAATATAATCTTGTGTGTTGATATCAACGAATGTTTTAACATTATTCACTACATTATTCACACCGATTGTTAAATATCTTTGAACGTCTTCAGTTCCTTGTAAATATATATCTTTTTTCGTTAAAATATAGTCTGTTGTTTCTAATACCATGTTATTATTTGCTGATACAATTTTAGCATTTCCTACAGTAAGTGTAGGTGCTGAATATTCAACCGCATAAGAAAAATTATTATCTGTATTAGTCCCGAATGGATTGATACCATCACTTAGAATAATGGCTCCGGCTGATGGTGTTATTAATGGTTGGTCTGTAATAAGAGCATTAGGATTACCTGGCGTTATACCATCTATTTCAGTTTGTAATACGTCAATTTGTGTCTGTGTAGCAACTCTGACATTGTCCTCAAAAATCCTTTTACCGTATATAGAGAGATTATTGGCGCTCAGTATATTCTGTGTATCCATTGTATATATTTGTATATATAATAGAATTATAATAAATTTATAGTTTATTTAATTTTTCTTCTCTTCAAGCACACATGATGCAGATACATTTGGCGGCTCATCTATATTAATATTACTCGAAACGGACGAACGTCGTGAGATCGTTTCGAGGCATCCACTATCATCACTATCTGAGCAATCCATTTTTTCCTCAAGGTCTAGCAGAGTATTAATAAGATACTCATTTTTTTCTGTTAGCTTTTTGTTTTCTGTTTTTAATACTTCAATCTTTTCAAGCAGCTCATATACTTCTTTATGCAGTTCATCTTCTGTAAGTTTCTTAAAATCAATTTTTTCCATTCTATATATTAATAAATCTATTTTATTTTTTATATAAATAATATATTATACATCTATATGTTGGTTTCAAAGGAGGAGCATAATGAAAATAAAAAGAAATTCAAAATACTATTTACAGAAAAAGTATATCCTGAAGATTATTCAATATCAGAAGTAAGCTTAATTAGATATATAATATATCAAACAGGTCAACATTCAGTAGATACTTATAAAAAAGAATGGTTTTTATTTGGGTCTAACACTTATATTGGTAATATATATGCCGGAGATATAGATATATATCAAATAGTTGAAAAAAAAAATCAAGCTTCGGTATTACAACAAATTATAGATAATATAATTAAAAAAGTAGATTTTTTAACAAGTTATTTTATAGGAGATATTAAATGTGGTCTGACACAATACAGAGAATTAAAAAATTATATTGGCTCGTATGATTTTAAGAAAAATAAACCAGATAATAAATATAATCCTAAGGAGTTAAAATTTCTATGGAGACATTTTGGCTTTGATAATATAGAGCAAATAAAGGATAAACCGACTATAGAAGAATACCTAAAACTAAAATATGAAATACACCAGTTAATTACTCGTAGATGGACATATACAGAAGTTTTACAAGGTTTTCAATTAGAACCAGATGGATATACTAAATATTCATTAGATGAAGGTATATATGAAAGTGAATTAACAAAGATTGATTTATATGGCGGTGAGTTATACATGAGTGAAGCAACAAATGTATTAATGTCAGAAGAAGATAATAAAAAAGCATTAAAATTAGCAGATTATAGTGTTTATGAGAACTTAATGATGTGTGTATATGTTAAGAAGGATTATTTTAAAGCATTAAAACGATTGTATGCATTATGCCGTAAGAAGAAAGAGTATGATTTGGCCGTTTTATTACATAAATTTTGTCAAGTTGGAGATAATGCAATATTTAATTACAGTAAAGGATTAATGAATATAGCATATTATATTATAGAGAATTATTATAAGAAATTTACAGAAGATTCGTATGAAGCGTTATACTTGCATTATGAATATATAGCTACTGAATTACAAAGGATTTTTAATATTAAAAATAAAGTTTCATTATCTACAATTGAAAGAATCACTTATGGAATTCAAGATTTTATAGTTGATGGAAAATTAACAGAAGAACAAATAAATGAAATAAAGGATATTACTGAAAATTTTGATAAAACTATAACTGATATGGTAAATAAAGATAGTATCAGATTCATTGAAGAGCATAAAATTGATTTTCATAAATATCTTTACTTGATAGAAAAATAATATAGATAGATATATTATATTATGAATAAGGCCTTATCAATAGGAGATATATATAAAATATTTGACAATAAAATTAAATGTATTACGTATGAGGACACATTGCAATATAATCGTATAAGAGACCTATTATATCCGTATGATGCATGTATTATATTGTATATACTTGAAGGAACAGATAACGGCCATTTTATATGTGTATATAAACATAATGATACTATTGTTTATTTTGATAGTTATGGCCGAACGGATAAGCAAATTATAAACAGTATAGATGATGATGTTAAACTGTTAAACGATGAAACATATCCCCATATAACGAAACTATTGAAACAAGCAAATGATAAGATAACTATAAATAAGAGAGTATTACAAGACGAGAAAAGCGCCGTTTGTGGCAGATGGTGTTGCTTTGTTATCATGAATGCATATAAGCATAAGAATCTTAATGATTTACTTGATTATTATAAATTTGATGATGATACTGAAGCTAATGATAAGAAAATATTATATTTGACTCATAGATATTTATAGATGGATTAGATAAACATATACCTTTATGGATAACCATAAGGATTTAGATAAACATATACCTTAATGGTGTTTTATTCTATGAAAGCCATAAGAGTATAAAAGCTGTAAGAGTATCTTGTGGAGGGAATTTATTTTGTGGAGGAGAAAGTGGAGGGAAAGAGGAAGCATTTTACTTAATTTTGCCATTAAGGCAATGATTGTTGAGGCGGTGGAGGGAATTTATATAAACTAAATAGAAAAAATAAATTTCAAAATAATATTTTTATATTTTTATATATAGCTCATAAAAATGGAGCCTCCTCTTTTAGCGCCTCCTCATTAAGTAAAAAATAAGTAAAAATTAAGTAAAGCGGACGGCGGCTTAAAAACATAGTAATATATATAATATATAATATGGAGGCTAAACAGGTATATAATAAAATAGGATATTACAAAAGAATAGGGAAACTGGATGAAGCTAATAAACTAAAAGAAGAATTGAAAAAAGCAAGGTTTAATAAAATAAAAGATAGTATCCAATTAATTGCTGATGGCAAACCAATAGATGATAAACCAATTATTATAAACAATCCATTTGTTAAAGATAAGCAAGAAACTAAAACAGGATATATATATAAAATTGTAAGTGAATCAACCGATAATATATATATAGGCTCAACTATATACAGCATTAACAAACGTTTCAAAGGTCATTTATATGATTATAAAAAACGAAATGATATGATTGAATTAAAAGAAGGAGAAGGTAAAAGCTCATATAGTATTATAAAATATGGTAATGCTAAAGTTGAATTAATTGAAGAAGTTAAATATAATGATATTAAGGAATTACATACAAAAGAAGCAGAACATATATTGTGCAATAAGGAAAAAGTAGTAAATAAACAATTACCATGGCAATTACATAATAAACCCAAATTTGAACCTAAGAATAAAAAAGTTATGATACCTGAGATAACATCAGTTAAATCACCTAAAGCGGATGATAGAAGAGAGTCCGGCTTTAGGTTAAAACCTAAACCGCCTAAACAGAATGATAAGCAAAAGAAAGAAGATGCTAAACAAGATATGATTAATTACCTTAATCAAATTATGCCTAGACAATAAATTATATCTAATACATATGTATATATAAGAATGATACAATCAATTATAATCAATAAAGTTGTTAATATTAGAGATGCTTACAAATGGATAATATCCCATGGATACGAACCTATTAAATTAGATATAACTAAAAACTTTTATAGGTTTAGGTTAGTTAATCCAACAAAAGGCCGACGGTATGCAATGAAACATATAACACCATATATTGAATTTGTTATTGAATATTAAAATTTAAAATATAATTGTATATTATATATATAATTATCCAATGTCATCAGAACACGACCCAATTTTTGTTAATAATAGTCTTACAACCGGTATATACAGCGACCCAGATGAGAATAGCCAGAATCAATTGAGCCGTTTTACATTCTCTTCAGATGATACAATCCTTTATAATCCTGAAATGTATTATATCAGTCTTGCTAGATTTAAAATACATACAGAAAGCATCCCCATGTATATATTTCCAGTTGCGCAATATCCTAATACTAATCCTGATTTATCCCCATTTGTTATTACATTTCAATATAAAACAGATGTAGGAGTTCAATTGCTTGTATTATCCGACAGTGTAATATATGAGAGTCAATATATAGGATTTACGCCGCCTAATATTACAGTTGCTAATGTAAATCTTACGGATTATAACAATTTATTATATTATAGTGTTTATGATGTAGTGCAATTAATAAAGATATTCAATGATAATATAAAACGTATGTGGATTAATTTTTGTGATGCATTAGTATTATTAGGAGTAGTATTAGATAAAGCAAAATATCCCTATTATGTATATGATTTTTCATTGAAGCGATTTAAATTGGTATTAGAAGCAGCATATTTTGACCAGACAGAAGGAGAAACAACTAATGTTTTCATGTATCAAGATTTATTGAGTGCTGATTTATTTGGATGTCCGTATTCGTATCTGACTAAACCATTAAGACCGGCGCCGGATGCATTATGTAAAATGTCATGTTATGATACTAAAAATAATATTGATTCAGGATTGATTACAATGACAGCAACACAAAATACATTTAATATAATGTGTCCGGTATCCCGTATTGTATTCCTTATTGATGTTTCAACTAAATTAGAATATGATATACAGCAGACTAATCAACAAAATGTAGCTATAGATAATAACCAGTATATAGCAAGACCTCAATTGCCTATATTCTTTGATGTTCAAGTTGATGCAGATGCATTTGGTGAGAATAGAAATATAATACAATATACAACCTCTTCTATTGCTCAAAATCGGCTAGTATCATTAAAATCGGGGCCGCCTATAAAAAACTTTACAATTCAGGCTTATTGGACAGATCAGTTTAACAACA